CTCCTGTTGCACCTGTATCACCAGTTAAACCAGTTGTACCTGTTGGGCCAGTAACACCAGTAGCTCCTGTTGCACCTGTTGCTCCTGTTGCACCTGTTGCACCAGTTAAACCAGTTGTACCTGTTGGGCCAGTAACACCAGTAGCTCCTGTTGCACCTGTTGCTCCTGTTGCACCTGTATCACCAGTTGCACCAGTTGCACCTGTAGGTCCTGTTACTGTACTTGCAGCACCAGACACACCAGTAGCGCCAGTCGCACCTGTCGCGCCTGTTGAACCTGTAGGTCCTGTTACTGTACTTGCAGCACCAGACACACCAGTAGCGCCAGTAGCACCAGTAACACCAGTAACACCAGTAGCGCCAGTAGCGCCTGTCGGTCCTGTTGAACCTATAGCAGTTGAGTCTAAACCAGCTGCACCTGTTGGGCCTGTAGATCCTGTTGCGCCAGTAGCACCAGTTGGGCCTACTACGTTAGATGCTGCTCCAGTAGGGCCAGTTACTGCAGGACCAGTTGCACCAGTAGGACCTGTTATGCCTTGAATACCTTGTGGACCAACATCACCAGTTCTTGCAAAGGTGATAATGATGTCTTCATTATCTGAAAATGATGTTGCAAGACCACTTACATAAGCAACAGGTACTGTGAAGTATCCAGTGTTTTCTGTAATTGTTCCTGTAATAGTAAAGATCGCAAAGTCCGCTGAGTCTGTTTTATTGCTAATTCGCATATGACCCTTGATAGGGCTTGTTGAATCATCGATAGTGCGAAGGAACTGCTGGATATCAATTGCTCCATCAGACTCATCGTCAATAAATAAGTTTGTTGCAATTTGAAGATCTAAATTATTAAAGCGAAGTTTTCCAACTCCTGGATCTGCTTGTGCAGCATTAGCTGTAAATGTGTAATCAAAACTTGCACCACCAAAATTACCAATTGGTCCCGTTGCGCCAGTAGCGCCAGTAGCACCAGTGGCTCCTCCACCTGGTCCTGTAGGTCCTGGAACTGTACTTACTGCTCCAGTTGGACCCGTAGCACCAGTATCTCCTGTATCACCCTTAACACCTTGAGCACCAGTTGCACCTGTTGCGCCAGTAGCACCAACTCCTGTTGCACCAGTTATACCTTGAGCACCAGTTGCTCCTGTTGCACCTGTAGAGCCAGTCGGTCCAGCATTACCTGTTGGTCCAATTCCACCAGTTACACCTGTTGCACCTGTTGGTCCAGTAACTGTAGAAGGAGCACCTGTTGCACCTGTTGCGCCAGTAGCGCCAGTAGCGCCAGTAGAACCAATATCTCCTGCATCACCTTTAACGCCTTGTGCACCTGTTGATCCAGTAACACCAGTTGCACCAGTTGCACCAGCGCTTCCAGTTGGTCCAGTAGCACCTGTAGCACCAGTTCCACCGCCAGCACCCGTAGGTCCAGTTACTGTTGATGCCGCACCAGTTGCACCAGTTGCACCTGTCGCTCCTACTGTTCCTGTAGGACCAGTTGGGCCTTGTGCACCGACATCACCAGTACGAGCAAATGTAATGATGATGTCATCATTTGCATCAAAGCTATTCGCTAAACCAGATACATAAGCACAGTTGACTTTAAAGTAACCAGTATCTTCTGTTACAGAAGTGATTGTGAATAAACCAAAATAATTTGCATCAGACTTACGAGCGATGCGGAAATGTCCCTTTAGTGTGCTTGTTGAGTCATCAATTGTGCGTAAGAAAGATTGAAGATCAATTGCTCCATCTGCTTCATCATCAATAAACATAAATGTTGCAGCTGAAAGACTTGCATTATTAAACTTAAGTTTTCCAGATCCTGGATCTGAGTCTGTTGTGTTTGTAGCAAAGGTGTAATCAAATGTTGCTCCACCAAAACTACCTGCTGCACCAGTTGCACCTGTAGGTCCTGTGACTGTACTTGCGGCTCCTGTTGCGCCAGTAGCACCAGTTGGGCCTGTACTTCCAGTAGGGCCTGTTACTGTACTTGCGGCACCTGTTGCTCCAGTTGCACCTGTTGCACCAGCACCTGTTGCTCCAGTCGGTCCAGTAGCACCAGTCGGACCGCTAGATCCAGTAGGTCCACCAGATGGGCCTGTTGCACCTGTTGGGCCTTGTGCACCTTGAGATCCAGCTAATCCACGAGGAATATCTGTTCCTAGAGGAGAAGTTGTTACAGGCTCAACTGTGTCAAGTTTTGTAATATCTACACTTGATGCATTCCCTACTGGTAAATAAAATCTAAAAGAATATGGACGAGCGCCACGAATACGAACTGTTGCGGTGTAATACCAACCGCGAGGGCTTAAATCTAAATCATCTGTACATGGAAGGCTGATTGAAAATTGACCAGTAGCGTTAAGTGTTACAGTGATTGGAGTAGAAAGAATTGTTGCATCAAGTGCGTCTTCAATACGGCTAGATGGTGTAAATGTAACTGTTCCAGATGCAGCCAGCCCAGAGCCCTTTAGGTATTGCCCAAAGACCGTCCTTACGCTGACATCATTAGGATAGGACATATTTGGCGCTCCATGTCATCAAAACTTGAGTAAAAAGGTGCACTGGTAACACCTGTTTGGACCAAGTCTTATTTTACGGTAGTTTTAAAACATTGACCTTTAGAATACCGTGTTTAGACTCGGTAGGTACGGATAATACTAAGGTCTTTTCTTGGGTCGTGATTCTCTCCAATAACCATTGTTAGTAATCCTGGATGCGAATCTAGACCCTTTTTATCTCTAAACCAGTTAGATCCTCCGTCTAGAGTTGGAGCTTGCACCCAAAAGCGTTGTCCAATATCCATAGCACGGTAGTGGTGGAAGTGACCAGAAACCCACACATCACACTGGCCTAAATCAGTCATACCTAAAGACTGACCTTCAAGATACTTAATTGGATTAACTCCGCCCATCTGGTGTCCGTGGAATAGCCCTAGCATTACACCATTGATATTAATAGATAAGTTTTGATTTCCCTTAGCAGGGTATCTAAATTTGACGTGAGAAAGGCTTTCTACCTCGGCACAGATATCCTGCACTGAGCTAGCAACTTCAGTATTCCATCCATCCGCTGGGTCTGCTGTAACCTGACGAGTAGATTCATCGTGGTTTCCATTTACAACTGGGACAATAAGCTCTTCACATAGCGGGGCAAAAGCCTTAATCTGAGCTAGAAGGACTCTTCGTGCAACTCGTACTTGCTCTGTAATACCTAAGTCAGATGCCGCTTGACCTTGAAGTTTTCCGTTCTGAGACACGGTTCCTTCAACATGATCGCCTGGTAAGGCAAGAACAATAGTTCCAATTTCTCTACCAATTTTGCGTAAATCTTTAAGTCTTTGAACTGCTTCTGATGTTGTATCTAAAATTCTTTGGACAATGTCCTCTGTGCCAGAGTCCCCTACTTTTTTACCAATCTGTTGATCACTAACGACCACAAGGTAAGCAAGTGGGCCAGTAATTGACTCCGTAGGCTTCTGTGGCTTCCACTTAGAGATCTCTTTACATATAGCCTCTACATCTGCTTTATCCTCAGCAAAAAGTTCTAGAGGAACCAGCTTGAGTCGCTTTGACTCAAGAAGCTCTCCATCATATCTTTGCCATCGAGACATGCCAAGATTAGTCACATGCCATTCATCTGGGTTGAGACCAAACTCAATAAGGAGGTCTCTAGCCTCTGGCATATTATTTACTGGCTTTGCATTAGAGGTCAAGATGCCACCCTCGGGGGTGAGCTCTAAATTGGGTGTCCAACTCTCTGGTGTCTTTGTTGATTTTCTATCAGAGCCCATTGGACCTGGACTAACAAGATCGACTAGCTTTTGTGTAAGAGAGTCTTTTGTTTTCTCTACTGGAGTAGCTTTGCCGCTAGCCTTTTTAGCGCTCATTTTTTAACCTTAACTTCACCTGACAGTCTAGCTTCTTGGCCTATATAACAACGACATCTCTGACCTCTATGAAGTCTTATAGATGCAAAAGCAATGTCATGTCCTTCTCCTAAAAGGAGTTCGTGGAGCTGAACATTTGAGATAGTGCCCCTGATTGATTTAGTAGAAAATACAATCTCTAGGGCTTCTCTGTCTTCCTTGCTTACAGTCGCCATAAGCTTTGCAATACCGCAAGGGAGTCCCGGAGATGATCTAGTTACTTCTTTTAATTTATCTGCCAGACTCACTATATCTCTCCTATAAAGTAGGTTTGTAACAACCCTAAAGTGAAAGTTAACTTAACGGGTTATATAGCAGATAAGATTACCACTACTTTTAAGGTTTGACTATAAGAAGTTTGGCGTGTCGCACTTAAAATAAAAGTGCTTTAAAAAACTATTATTTCTACTCTACAATATTTAAATTTGCTTTACGAGACTTCTTTACCTTAGGCTCAACCATTGCTAAAAGCAATCCTTCAATTACACCCATCTTTGCATTTATCTCTGTCTGACACTTCTGTACGTCATTTACCTGATCTTTTAGCGAGCTCCCACCATTCTCCCAAAGCTGATGTTCTACCTTTGACATACGGTCCGATAGTGTTTTTCCCTCTCCATCAACGCCTATTGCTTGGTCTACCCTCTTGGCAATCTTATATATGCTGAACATAAAAGCGCCTACCCCTGAGATGGTAGCAATGACTAACATGATGGTAGTGAACACAGACATATCAGACACGGAAGATCTCCAGATCAAAGTAGGCTACATAGACGGATATAGTGTATATAGTATAACTGCTTTTGAGCATGCATAGATCTTATAGTGGCTATGTTGTATAGTTAGTCCTACGCCATAAAAATCCTAGACCTTGGGTGTTCGCCTAATGTGATTCTATTGATAAGGTGACGCCATAGACCAAGGGAGAGGATCAGTCAGTGACAACAAACGCCGAAAGATTTAAGAAGGCAACTGCATGGTATGCAGCAAATGGTTGGGAAATTCTTCCTTGTCACGGCATTGTTGAAGGCCGTTGTACATGCGGCCAGTCTCACATGGAATCCAAAGACATTGGAAAACACCCAGCAATTAATGCGTGGAATGTTGAGTCAAGTTCTGACATTGCAAAAGTTCATACATGGTGGGAAACAAATCCTGAATACAATATTGGCGTAAACTGTAAGTCATCTGGTTTTCTTGTAATAGATATCGATCCTCGCTCTGGTGGAGACCTTGCATATGACAAATTTGAAGCATATGTAGAAGGAGCTCTTCCTCCAACAGTGGAAGCAACAACTGGTCAATATGAAGTTAATGGAAAAATTATTCGTGGTCGTCATCTATTTTATAAGTGTGATGAAAATGAAAATTTAATTGGAAATCTTTCTAGTCTTGGCTTTAAAGGTATTGATGTAAAACACAACGGGTATGTTCTTATTTCCCCCTCTCGTCACTTTTCTGGAATAACATATGAATGGGTAGAAGGTAAAGAACCTTGGACAATTCCTATGGCAGAAGCTCCAGAAGAATTACTTATTCCTTTAAGAAAAAGCAAAAAAACTTTTAGTAACAACAGATATCAAGAAGCGAATTGGGGACTAATTCTTGAAGACTCAAATGTTGAAGGTCTGGACGTAGAAAAAATTCTTGAAGAAGGTATTGACGAGGGTGAGAGAGCTATAAAGATTTTTCAAGTTGCATGCTCTCTTGCTAATAAAATTCCAGTAGGAACCGCTGTAGGTAAAGACGCTCTTATCGCTCTTATGATTAGATTTAATGGAGAAAAAGTTAGACCTCCTATGGAAGTAGATGGACCTAACTCTGTAGTTATGCATACAGAGCGAGCAATTAAATTTGTTTTAGAGAACCCTTTAAGCGAGCAGATTTGGCCAGGTGCTACAGGTATTGCAAGTAATATTGTTGAAAACACTAAACGCGAGCGGGGCACAGAAAATATAAATGATATAAATGATATAACTGCTATTACTGGAGTTGTATATCCTGGTGAAAATATAAATGAAAACGTATATATTTCTAGCTTTGACTCTGATTCTGAACCTGAATCTGACTCGGAACAAGATGACTACAGCTTGCCAGGAACTATTGGCGGTAACGTATACGAGTCAATTAAAGATGGAATGTCTTTGGAAGAAGCCTCGACCAACTCAAATATGAATTCTGTTTATGACCAAGACGCGATAGCTATCAGAGATAGAGTTAAACCAGGAGAAAAATGGCTAGGTAGATCTTTTACAGATACAGGTAATGGTCGTCGTTTGATTGACTCTTTTGGTAAGGCAATTCGTTACACCCCTGGTTTAGGTTGGTTTGTGTGGAGTAACGGGTATTGGAAGCCAGATGTAGAAAACTTGCATATGCAAGAAGTAGCAAAAAAGGTTGGTTCTTTAGTTGCAACAGAAATGAAAAAACATCCTGAAAACGACCAAGCAAGAGTTCTTGCATGGGCTGCTCAGGCTAAGTCAGAGGGAAGACTCACTGCTGCTATAAAAAATGCAAACTCTGATCCAAGAGTTAGAGTAGATATTGATAAATGGGATGCGGACCCTAATTTAATTGGAACTATGAATGGTGTAGTAGATTTAAAAACTGGTGAGCTTTTAAAGGGTCGTCCAGATCTTTACATCACCAAACGTGCTCCTGTTTCATATACTCGAGGGTTGACTAATATGCGCTGGCAACAGTTTTTAGATTTTGCAACTGACGGAGACAAAGAATTTCAAGATTGGATTCAGAGGGCTGTAGGCTATTCTATGTCAGGTCATAATCAATACGATATTTTATTTCTTGTATATGGACCTGCTGGATCTGGTAAAAACACTTTAGTTGAGTCTATTGTTAAATGTTTGGGAAGCAGTCAATATGCTTACGCTATGGACTCTGGAATTCTTGCAGATTCTGGAATGTCTAGTCACAACACAGATCTCTATCACTGGGCTGAAATGCGTGGACGTAGATTTGCTTGGGCAGATGAATTACCAGACAATGAACGTCTTAAAGAGAACGCAGTTAAAAAATTAACTGGTTCAGAAGAAATTACCGCTCGTTCTCCAGGAGAGAAGCCGTTTACATTTAAATCTCAGGTCAAGATGTGGATTACAACCAACCATAGACCTATCATCACTGATGATGCTATGTGGCGTCGTATTCGTCCTATTCCTATGCTTAAAACACCTGAGCATTCTGACCCTACTTTAAAAGAATATTTATTCGATCCAGAAGGTGGTCTTCCTGCAATCTTTTCATGGGCGGTTGAAGGAGCAATTAAAGTTCTTGGATCAAATCAAAGAGATGGTCTTGGCTGGTGTAAGGTCGTATCTGAAGCAGCTGAGATGTATCGTAAGAATGAAGATAGAATTGCTTTGTTCTTAGATGAAGAAACTCTTAAAGCTGAAGGTACAAGCATTCTAGTTAAATCTTTATTCCTTCACTACCGTAACTGGAGCGAGGATCGTGGAGAGCGTCCTCTTACTCAAATTGGCTTTGACCGTAAACTCCGTGAGCGTAACCTTAAAGTTGAGGGCAGTGGTGCCAACGCTGTGCTACATGGAATGTATAAAGCTCCTGCTCCTGTACCTATTACTAGTCTCCACGGGGATGTTAATTGGATGGAAGTAGGCAGATTTAATAGATAATCACCACCTCTAGACTCCTGTATCTTTTAAGTCATGTATGAATATCGTGTAAAGAAAATTACAGGGGTCGTTGATGGCGACACTATTGATGTCGAGCTAGATCTTGGCTTCAATATCTCCTATTCTCAGAGAGTTCGTCTTGCTGGTATTGATACTCCAGAGTCACGGACAAAAGATAAGATAGAAAAGTCTCTTGGTCTTGAGTCAAAGCAGCGCCTTAAAGATGTACTTAGCAAAGCAGAGGTAGTTGTTATTAGAACAGAACTTCCAGATAGCTCAGAAAAGTATGGTCGAATTCTTGGTTGGATCTTTTTAGATGGCGCAGAAAAATCTGTTAATGAAGCTTTAGTTGCAGATGGATATGCTTGGGGATATCTAGGAGATACAAAAGTTAAAAACTTTGAAGAGCTTGCTACTAAAAGAAAACTATCTAAGACTTAGGACTAAACACTCTAGCCCCACCTCCCCCACCTCTAAATGGTGGTAGTCGTCTTGCAGATGGAGATTTTGCGGTTATGCGGCCACCAGTAAAACCTTCAGGTGGTTTAACCATCAATGCGGTAAGTGCATGTACTAATGCATCCACACGGTCTGGAGATTTTGAATCTCCTGGAATCCATGAGGTCATTTGTGACTCAAGATCTGCTAAGTATCCAATATGGTGAACACGACCTTGCTCATATGCAAGAACTGTTGGCTCAGCACGCAATGCCTTGCCATACTTTGAGTGGACTTCTAAAACTTTAACATTTGGATCAATAGCATTAATTGCCTGACGAACTAGTGCTCCACCTTGGTTTACTTCAGCAACCACAGGGCAACCCCAGCGTCTAGCCATCTCTACAACTTTATTTGCCCACACTTCAGGTGAGCCAAGAACAGATGCATCTTCAAGCACCCAAGCGTGTCGCTTATATAAATCTCTATCCGCAGTTGAAGCGCAAACAACAATTCCACATTCATCTCGCGGGTTTTCTGCAACTGACGGGTCAACACCGATAACACGCAACGGTGCTTGCGGTGGAAGGATTCCGTGCCGTGAAGCTTCAATCATTTCAATTGTCCACAATGCACCTTCAACATCTGAAAGCATCTCACCATAAAGTTCTTGAGCAGCAAGACGAGTTCCAGCATAAACACCAGTAATTGTTTCAAGATATGTTGCGCTAAGGTTTCCAGCGTTATCCATTGTGCTACCACGACTGATTACAACTTTACCTGTCTTCTCTGCCTCAGACATAAGTGAGTAAAGAAGTGGTACACGCTTTGGTGTAGTAGTGATCATAATTTGTGGATTAGTTCCAAGACGAGTACCGACACGCAAGTTATCAAAAGCTGTCATACCAGCAGCATCTGGAGTCTGACGCCATGCTGCAACCTCATCGCCCCAAGCATGTGTAAATTGAGGACCACGGAGTGAGTCTGGTTCATCTGCAGTAAAGCATGTTGCAGTGTTTCCATTAGGCCAAGTCAATCGACGCTTTGATGGTTCGTATAGTGGACGCTCACTTGGAGGAGTCACATTAATAATCCCTGATTCACCTTCAACAATAACGTCACGCACATCTGCTGCAGTACGAGCAACAAGTGCAAAACGTCTTTGTCCAGTGTTTGTGTACTTTGCTACTTCTCTTACCCATTCGGCCGCAGAACGAGTTTTACCCGCTCCACGACCTGCAAGATAAACCCAAATATTCCACTCGCCTTCAGGAGCAATTTGTTCTGGTCGACCCCACATGCGCCAATCCCACTTAACGGCTTCCATATCAAGATCAGCCAGAATTGCATTGCGTTCTTCTTCTGGAAGAAGAGCAATGTGCTCCATCATGCTTTTAGCCATTACTACCTAACCTATGCGCTGAAGACTTCTTTGTACTCCATAGTATAGAGGTGCAGCTGAGCTTAGACCCATTGCTTTTGCAAGATTAGAAAGGGAAATTCCAGACTGATATTCTTTGGCAAGTTGATCGTGATAAGAATCCACGCTTTCATTCTTTGCCTGAATTACACGCTTTGCTGCTTCTTGAACTTGTTCTGGTGTAAGACGAATAACAACTTTTTCTCTTGAGACTGCGACATCATCCATAACTACACGACGGCGCACACCTGCATATGCAACCTTAAGTTCCTTAGCTAACTTAGGAAGACTTCCTCCACGCTTGTGAAACTCTATTAGAAGTCTTGTGTATTCACGACTTGCATTATGAGCTGGTGTTTGTTGCTCTCTTGATCCATAAGCCTTCTTTGCTAAAGGCAAGATCGGTTCAATCTTTACTTTATATTCTTGTACAAGCTCTGCATTCATTATGTCTCCGATTATGTCTCTGGCGTGTGTCAGAGTCTATTCTAGACATAAGTAGTAGGATAAGTCAAATAGAGTTATTCGTCATCATCACGAGCATTGCGGATGGGGTATGTTGCCCACCAGACAATCATCGCAAAGATGATGGCATAACCTACGACTGTCTTCGCAGACCCATCAAGAACTAGCCAAGCAATAAACATGCCTAGCAAGGTCCAGACCTGATCAATGACATCTCTTAGGAAGTCCTTCATGGCTTTCTCCTTCTTGTTGCTGTTTTTTCAGACGAGCCTCTGCCGCCTGATCCACCGCCACCACCACCACCACCGCTAGATGATCTAGTACCGCCTGTAGCTGTTCCTGCTACCGCTACAGCAGCTGCTACTACTTGTCCTATAACAACTGTAGCTAGAACCATTTTTTCTGCTTCTTCGCGTTCTTCTGTAGACATATCTGCACCAAGACTTGCTAGTGCAAGTAAGGCTTGTGTAGGGTCATCAAATATTGCAGATACTAATGCTCTTGGATCAGATATCAATTCTAGCGCTGCTGCTACCTCAGCGATAATGATAATTTCGTTACCATTCTCGTCTTGACGTACCTCAACAGGAGTCTCTGGAGGTAGGTCTTGATACTCAATTCCAGCGTCTTGAATCTGCTCTTTAGTCAAAGTTTCACCTAGTGCAACTGATTCAATAAGAGCCTCTGCAACAAGTTCTTTTTCGGCTGTTGTAAACTTCCCATCTTCGGCAAGGGTTTCTGAAAGATTATTAACCTCAGCTTGAGTAATCTCCCCGTCCGCAGATAGAGCATCTAAAATCAAAGACTCTTCAACGGCAGTTAATTTACCGCCGTCCATTAAGTTTTCAACTAGGGTAGTGGTCTCAGCTGCAGTAATTTCTCCATCAGACATTAAGGCATCTAATACTGCTTCTGCATCTGTCGCTGTTAAAGTACCGTCAGCAACAAGATTTTCTACAACTGAAATAACTTCTTCAACAGTTAAAGGCGGTTCTTCTTCTTCTGCAGGTGGCTCTTCTGCAGGTGGCTCTTCTGCAGGTGGCTCTTCTGCAGGTGGCTCTTCTGCAGGTGGTTCAACTGGCACTGGTGGTTCTTCTGCAGGTGGTTCAACTGGCACTGGTGGTTCTTCAGCAGGAGGTTCAACAGGTGTAGGTGGCTCAGGTAAACTAGGTTC